CAAAAAACTGCCCCCCACCGTTCAAGAAGCCGATAACCCCCGACTCAGCCCCGTTGACGTATGCCCGAAGCTTCGCAGAAGTAGTGTCGGTACTCCTCAACCAAAACTGCGCTGCGTTACTAGCCCCAGATACCTCCAGCTTCGCCCCCGGCGAACTCGTCCCAATACCGAGGTTGCCAGAAGCATCTACACTAACCGGAGACACCTGCACAAAATCAGACCCATTCCACGCCACCAGCATAGTCATACCTGCTGGTACAGGCACACCTGAAGTCGCTGCACCTTTCACAACAACAGCCGCGTTGGACTGGTTTACAACGATGTAGGCTTTGCTTGTACTTGGGCAGATAATGTTTCTGCTTACACCGGGGGAGCCAGTGGGGATAAGGATGGCTTTACGTGCTTCATTAGTAGCGCCAGACCCAGTAGTGCTTAATGTCCAGTTACCTGCTGCAACAGATGCAGTGGCTACACCTGCAATAGAGTCTTCGGCTAACTGAGTAATACTGTTATTAACAGTGTCACCCCAAGTGCCTTGAAGCTCGCCTGTCACTGGTAGCGCAAAGCCTAATAAAGATGTATATGAAGTTGCCATATGTTACCTATGTTGTTGGGATGTCTACCCAGCTAGCTGTTTGTGTATCCGGTATCAAAGTCCAACTTGGGTTTACAGTATCTGTGACCAATTGCCAATTTACAGCCTGAACAGCACTTAAAGTTGACCAAGTTGGGGCTTGTATGTTAGTTATATTATGCCAGTTTGGTGTTTGTAAATCATCAATAATTTCCCAAACAAGGGTCCCACCAATCTGAAATGCTGTAAACTGAAATGCATCAGACTGAAAGGCCGTTAGCACGTTAATCTACCACGGTAACAGGTTTAATAAGTGTAGCGTACATATCAAGTGCAGCTTCCTTATAATTCTGTAAAGCAAACTGGACATGCTCAGAGTTTCTAGCAGCTAGCTCAGGAGAGAACGAATACCCCCATGTAGCATCGAAATTGCAAGAATACCCTTTTTCATTCCACTTAATATCTGTGTGAGGTGCATTGGCATCACGCCACTCTTTCTTAACGTAGTAGTATGACATCTCACTGACGGGTGGCCACTGATGCGTAAAGTCACCATAGGCTCTGTTAGATGCCCAGTGAGGTGTAATCACCGTAGCTTTTCCGCCTTCCTTAAGCACCCGATAGGCTTCGTTCATGAAGTGTACCCGCTGCTCTCCAGTCAAGTGCTCCAAGAAATGCGAAGCATGTATCTCCTCAACACTACCGTCGTCCCAAGGCCAAGCGTCAACACCTACATTTAATACAACGTCAACACCATCCATTTGGTATTGATCTACACCAGTAAAACCTTCTTTCTTATTGGGGCCACATCCGATGTCAAGCTTTGTTACTTTTAATTCTTCAGCCATTATATGTTTCTCATTTTAGTTTGATACCATGCCGACGATTGGTGGTCACCACGTGTAATCCGGGATGCCTCCACGCTTCCCGTCTAGGTCATAATGCCCGATTTTCACATCTGACGAAACCGCGCATCTGTATCCATATTTACGGGCGTCCTGCCAAAAATATAGATCTTGCGTCATAACCCCACCTTCCGTTTGTGTCACAAACCAGGGGCGCCTTAGACGCTCATCTTTAAACATATCCATGCGCCACACATTGAACCCCATGCCTGTACCACAGCATTCTGTTAGACCGGAGGGGTTTGGTCGCTGTGGCCTAAAGTTAATAACTGGATCATTTGGGTCACCCCAGATCTGTGCCTGACCACCTGGGCCTTGCGTGAAGTACAGGCCACCAATACACGCAAACTCTGGGTGGGCTTCCATCAATGCTAATAACTTTACTAGCCCATCTGGAGGCACTATTGAGTCATGCTCCAATGTCATTATGTACTTCCACTTGCTAAGATCTGGATGCGCCAAGATGCTCTCAATAGTAGAAGAAAAAGCTTTACCAACTTCCATCCCAACAGCCCACATGCGAGTGAACTTAGCGTTAGGCGGGGTGTACATGTTCATCCAGCTAGCAACTGCCTTAGTGGGTATTTGCCCAAAGCACGGCACGATCTGAATGCAGGACATATCCTTATAGGCTTTCTCTTGTGTCAGCCTGGATATGGTTTTATCGAGGTCAGCGTTGTGCGCTCCACCTTCGTATGATGAAATAATTTGCGGTTGCATTTATTCGTTCTCAAAAATCATTAACAGACGGCCCTTTGAAGCCATCATTTGCATTTGGGTAGAGTTGACATTAGCAGGGAGATTAGAGGATGTCGCTGAATATTGTACCCCATCATACTCTTCCCATTGGTTAGTTGCAGACGCAACATAGGTTGTCATTTTTAATTCCCCCCAGACCGTGGAGTTTATGTTGGTTTGAACCATCATATTGAAACGCATTGGCCCTGTGTTGACCGCCGTTGTACTACTAAACTGCATTGCCCAGAAGTACTCTTTGTTAGCTTCTAGCGTGGTCGTGAATGGGAGATATAAAAACTTGGGGCCAGATAGTGCTGTACCAAACAAGTTAGAGTTGTTAGACGTCACCGTAAAACTGGTGCCACCTTGCCCACAAGTAAATCCTGCTGCCGTTGAACTATTGTAACTAGCCTGCATAAACATAGACGAAGTGCCGACTGATTGGATACTTTGCGAACTTGCTCCAGTGCCCTGTTCATATAGCCCATATCTGATTGTCATACCCACAGATTGAGAGTTACTGCTCGATACAAATGAATGCAAGCAGTTGAGCTCTACGTTTGAAATACCTATGGGCTCTTCTGGATGCAAATGTTGCATGTAAATGGTGTTCTGCCCAGGCACTAAGAACGAGGTATTATTCAAGATTGCATTAGGCATCCAGAAGTTTAACGTATTCGCTGCACCTCCACCTGCATTTACGGAGATAGAAACCCCATCACTAGCTATCGTGCCAGAGGCATTAGTGCCAGCAAATGCTGCAGTAGCTGCAACAAAGTTAGACCCTGCGTTAGACGCCATAGCAGTAGTCAACCCGTTATGTGAAGCCGTCATGGTGTTACCATTCAGGCCGAACGATACACCATTTGCATTACTGAAAGTAATGGCTGACAAGTTATTGCTAGTAGTACCAGCAGATACGTTGATGTTGCTAATTAGACCTGCGGTAGACGGTACAGTATAACTAGCCGTAATCTGGTTGGAGTTGGACATACCGAAGGAAATGCCATTGCTATTAGCAAATGTAACTGTGCCGGATGTAGCAGTCTGCGTACCTGCACCCAGTGCACCGAAGTTACCTGTAGCTGAAGCTCCAGCAGGGTATGAAGCTGAGGCAGTCATGGTGTTACCATTCAGACCGAAGCTAACATTGTTACTGTTACTAAATACTACATTGCTTGTCGTGACTGTGCTTACACTATCTGCAATACCCACAGCAGCAGCACCAGCGGCACCACCCCATCCAGCACCAGAAGCTGCTACAGATGCTACAACAGACCCACCTGAGTTGCTAAAAGTAACATTATTTGAATTTGCAAAATTAAGTGTATTAAAGGTAGATGAGCCACCCGAAGCTGAGAACGCCCCACCACCGCCACCAGCGGCGCTGGCTGTAACTACAGACCCGTTTAGCCCGAAGCTTACCCCATTAGAATTAGCAAATGTAAACGCTGATAAGTTATTGCTTGTAGTGCCTGCAGACAGGTTAATAGCGCTGAGTAGGCCTGCAGTAGACGGGACTGTGTAGCTAGCTGTAATTTGCGAGCTATTTGACATACCAAACGATATGCCGTTAGAGTTTACAAATGCTACAGAGCCAGTCGTATTAGCTGTCTGCGTACCAGCAGCCATAATGTTATAGCTCTGAACGGTCTGCGTGGGTACTGTGTAACTAGCAGTGATTTGGTTAGATCCAGACATACCGAAGGAAATGCCATTGCTATTAGCAAACGTGACAGTGCCAGAAGTAGCCGTTTGAGTACCAGCGCCAAGTGCTCCGAAGTTACCTGTAGCAGAAGCTCCAGCAGGGTAAGAGGCCGAAGCCGTTATAGACGACCCGTTTAAACCGAAACTGACGTTATTGCTGTTACTGTAAACTACGGCGCTCAGGTTATTGCTGGTAGTGCCGGCAGATACGTTGATATTGCTAATCAGACCTGCGGTAGACGGTACAGTATAACTAGCCGTAATTTGGCTAGAATTGGACATACCAAATGAGATACCGTTACTGTTACTAAATACAACAGTACCTGATGTATTGGCGGTCTGCGTACCTGCGGCAAGGACGTTATAGCTTTGGACTGTTTGTGTAGGTACGGTATAACTACCTGTAACTACAGACCCGTTAAGCCCAAAAGACATTCCGTTACTATTACTAAATGTAACAGCGGATAAGTTATTGCTTGTAGTACCTGCAGAAACATTTATTGCACTGAGCAGACCTGCAGTAGACGGTACAGTATAACTAGCCGTAATCTGGTTAGACCCAGACATACCGAAGGAAATACCATTGCTATTGCTGAAGGCCACCGTACCAGAAGTAGCAGTCTGAGTACCTGCACCCAAAGCCCCGAAATTACCAGTAGCCGAAGCTCCAGCAGGGTATGAAGCAGAGGCGGTTACAGTAGAACCATTCAGACCAAAGCTGACGTTGTTGCTGTTGCTGTAGACTACGGCGCTCAGGTTGTTGCTTGTAGTACCAGCAGATACATTGATATTGCTAATAAGACCTGCGGTAGACGGTACAGTATAGCTGGCTGTAACAACAGAGCTATTAGACATCCCAAACGAGATGCCGTTACTATTACTGAAAACTACAGAACCCGTCGTGTTAGCGGTTTGAGTCCCTGCAGCTAGAATGTTATAACTTTGTGTAGTCTGGGTAGGGAATGAAGCGCTTGCAGTAAGTGTATTACCGTTAACACCAAAACTAACATTATTAGCATTGCTAAATACAGCTGTGCCAGAGGTCATCTGCGTTGTACCAGCAGATAGACCGGAGATACCTGTTTGCACCCCACCTGCAGCTGCCACTGAACCTGTAATAACAGACCCGTTCATGCCAAAACTCACACCATTAGCATTACTAAAAGTCATGGCTGACAAGTTGTTACTGGTAGTACCAGCAGATACATTGATATTGCTAATCAGACCTGCGGTAGACGGTACAGTATAGCTAGCCGTAATTTGGCTAGAATTGGACATACCAAATGAGATACCGTTACTATTGGCAAAGGCAATGGTGCCTGATGTGGCGGTCTGCGTACCTGCACCTGCGCCTGAAATACCTGTCTGTGGCGCGTGAACACTAACAGAGACACCACTACTAGCTATCGTGCCAGAGGCATTAGTGCCAGCAAATGCTGCAGTAGCTGCAACAAAGTTAGACCCTGCGTTAGACGCCATAGCAGTAGTCAAGTAATCTGTCTTGACCGTAGCAATCAGAGAACCATTGCTATTGCTGAATGTGACTCCGTTGGAGTCAGCGAAGTTAAGCGTGCTAAATGTGGATGAGCCACCATTAGCGGAAAAGGCTGGATTCGCACCGCCCCCTGCAGCCGCAGAGAACCCTATGGTAGCAGCACCGGCACCCTGGACACCTGATACCGTGACATTGTTAGCCCCACTGAAGACGATGTTTGTTCCACTTACAGTAGACTGCCCCGCTGTGTTACCTGATAGTGTTAGGTATTGATTATGGGCGCTGTTAAAGTCAGACGGGCGAACAATATCAGTGTTAGTGGAATCGGGTATGGTTACCGTTTTCGCATGGTACATCGACATGTTGACGCCACCTGTTTGTTAGTTAGAGAATCTAAGCAATGCTGTCGTAGAGGTGTGGGCTGGCATGGTGACAGTAAATGTAAAAACTGACGTTTTATCTGCCCCAAAATCTAACACTGCTACAGATTTATTACTTTTCGAAGCATTATATAACAACGCCCCACGCGCCGTAATTGCAGCGGTCCAAGAGGGAGATGCATAACTCACATACACAACACCTGTGCTGGAGTCGGCACTCAATTGAGGACTTGTCAATAACTTACCCCCCGCAGTGTACCCAGCAGCGGATACCTCACCTGTGGAGGTATACGCCGTAACAGCTGCAGTTAAGGAAGCTACAGAAGTATAAAGTGCTATGTAAATGTTGTCCGTCAGCAAATTGTGCACTGCCTGGGGCAATTCTTGTTTAAATGAGAGTGTTTGAGATTGGACAAACATTAGCCCACCGCCTGTCTAACTTGACCACTTCTATAAGAGTCCTGCCTATCTTTGCCATCACCTAATTGTTTCAATAAGGCCAATGCTTCCTGATAACGCTGCTGATACAGAGCCATCATGTCTTGCTCACCTTTCATATATGAGTACGCTTCAACTAATGCGCCATACAACAACACAGATTCAAAGTTATCACCAAGCCATGTTGTGCTGGCAGTGACAATAGATTCAGGATAGTAAAAGTAGTGCAGTTCGACTGTATAAAAATTGTCGGGTGTTGGGCCTAAGATAAATGTCAACTCTGATTCAATATCAGACCTAGGGCCAAATAGAGCGTAATACTTAGGTAGCGCTGTGGCAGCCGCGCTGGGATACGCTTCTCGAATGTAGTTCACATCCTTATTAAGAAGATACGTGTAATCCCCCAAAGCATCTACCACAGCCATTGAGTAGACAGATAAAAAGTCCGTTGGGCAATTCAGATACTTATTATTCGTCGTAGTTGTACCCGTGACATTTTTACGGAGTGCAGGGAGTTGCACCGTGTTATAGATGCGCTCCTCCGTCTGCTGTACAAACATAGCCAATTCAATCGCAGAAAACGTATTTTCTGTGTAGTTCTGAATCTGAGTACAAAGCTCTGAATAATTCATGTGTTACCCAAATAAAACTAGGAAATTAGCCCATTTTGCTACTAGCTGTCGTACCTTTTGTAGCAGCACCTGTACCTCTAATTTTAGTGCTCTTTTTATTCGTAACTTGGATGCTATCGTAGCCATTATTGCCGGTGTCTGCTTTGTAGACTTGTGGTTTCTTGTAGATACTCGCTTGCTTTGCCATATTAACCGCCTTGGTTTTTTGCTCTGGCCATGTTGCGGCCAAGTTTTTTCATTGATTGGTTAGACACTGTTTTAGCTTTGCCACCTTTAGCAACATCACCATCTGTGCTTTTCTTTGGGCCATCAGCTGGGAAAATTTTGGCAGCTGTTCTGCCTTTCTGTGCTACACCATCAGCTCTAACATTTTTTGCTGCCATAAGGCCTCCTAGGTTACTGTAACTGTTACATTACCAACTTTACATTGGCATACTAAATCGTTCTTCGTTAATGGGCTGTCAATTGAGGAAGCCCCACCAACAGGGTTCCAGCCCCATTGGAATATCCTACTCCCCTCTGCATTCACGCCTGATGATACATAGCTTGTATCAGGTCTGGGGTTCTCCAGTGCCTGTGGATCAAACACAGGATACATACCTAACTTAAGCTGTGGGTGATCTGCTTCCCAGCACTCATTACAAACTTTGATGTTTATCAATTGCGTTTTTATGACCAGCCGACGCAGCTCTTTTAGCGGCGCTCGAAAACCACACCTATCGCAAAAGCCATGTGCAAATTTGGCACTGGCAAACTTAGTGCCCATTAGGGGTTAATCCTTGGGACAAATCGAGCATCGGCTTTTTCTCTGTCTTCTTGATTAGCTAGATCCAATTGGAACTCATAGTCATTGCGCAATTCAGCGCGTCTACCAGGGTCAATATCAGGGAGCTTCATAGCTAAATAATAAGACAGCCCAGCAATCAACACATTTAAGTAGCGGAAAGGTATGTCTTGTGTATCCTCACCATTACCAGCGTCATTCATACGACGAAGACGCCAATAGACTAATGTATAGTAAGGCACAGAGATAGTACCTTGGTCTGGGGAGGGCCAAACATAAACTTGAGGTGCAGCAGCACCTGTAACAGGATATGTAGCACCTGATCTACGATGTACCCAGACTTGTATCGGTCTGCCTGTAGCGTTCTTGTTTGGGATAGTAGAGTATGTTGAGCCTGATATGCGAGTGATAGCAATATCAGTTTGGTTTTGTCCTGTGCCTGTTCGAATGACCTGATCTAACAGATCAACTGTGTCAACAGGCAAATCATAGATAAATGTGCCTGAATATAGGGGAATAGACCCTTCTTCAATAGTCCAAAGATTTATGCCCCTATTAGCTAATTCTGTAAACAGTAGGTTCAATGACCGTCTAGCAGTTCTCAGATCATAACCTGTACGCACCTCTTTCCCGTTACGCTCAAACGCTTCCTCAATAATATCAAGGACGTTAAGATTAAATGTAGAGGTGCCTGATGTTGTCATTTACAATTCCACCGTTTTAATGATGCTGCTTTGCGTGTCGGCCTGCCTTTTTCATCCTTCATCGGCCCCGGCATACCACTCATCCTTGCGCAAAAAGATTTACGTCGAGCTGCGTCTTTCTCAGTCTTTGGGTTTGGCGCTGGAGCTTTCAGGTTGGACCCTGTAGCTTTGTTGTATTTAGCGCGGCCCTTAGCAGTTAAGCCAGCGCCTTGCGATACTGGGAGCTTTTCACCACGGCCTACAGATAGTACAGGGTTCTTCTTAGCCATCACTTTTTCCGTTTCAGCTTCTTGACTTTCGGTTCATTCTGCAAATGGTTCTTCGCAGACTTCTCTTTGAAGATGTCTTTGCTATGCTGGAAGATGTCACCCGCGTTAGTACGAGTGACGATCATATCCTTCCCAGGTTTCTTAGCAGACTTTGCCACGGGTTTTGCCACGTTGTGCAATACCGTCAATAGAGCCACCTTTCTTCATCTTGCAGCAGCCACCTTTTTTCATGCCTGCTTCTTGCTCTTCTTCACGAACAATTTTCTTAGGCACACCTGCTTTTTTCATAGCAGCAACATGTTTACGTTCTTTTGCTTTATATGCGCTATCGTCTTTCATAGTACCACCCTCTCTAAATTTGCGACCTTTGTCAGCATTAGTAAACTCTTTACCAACGCTTTGTGGAATACCTAATCGCTTAGCTGCTTTTGGATCATGTGCAACCATCGCCATCAGATTGTGTTGAGCTTTGGATTTGCTAGGCACCTAACCTCCTAGCTGTAGTACACAGTAGCTGTGGTTGAGGCAGCGCATGTTACATAAATGCTGTTATATGCAAGGATGCCCTCAGCAGGGAGAATAATGTTTACCGTGCCAGCAGCTGCTGGTGAAGTGAACGAAAATATTGTAGCCCCGCCATTACCATCAGTAACGGATACCGTACCACCTGCTACCGGATAACTGACAACCATACCGCGAAAACGCGATCTACCGTTAAACGCTGTAGTAGACGTGCCCGCTGCGCATGCTGCCGATTTAATATCTGTTTGCATTGACATATTTATCTCCTATCAAAGAAGGGGGCCGAAGCCCCCTATGTCAAATTAAGCAGTGGTTGCAGTAGGAGCTGAAGTACCGTCTGGGTTTCTTACCGCATATTCAATAGTGTACTGAACAGTACCAGCAGTTACGTTGGCAACAGTAGGAGTCAGGTAAGCGTTGATGATTACATCAGTTGAACCCACGCCAATACCAGCAGGGGCAGCAGTAGACGCAGCACCGGCCCAAGCGCTCAATACAGCGTTAGTTGTAGCAGCGCGGCCAGCAGTAGTAATGTTAGTGGTAGTCCAATAAGCATTGTTAGATGCTGCAGTACCCAAGGTCAAGTTAGCTGCAGTAGAGCCAGTGAATGCAGTCAGGGTGTCAACGTAGATATTGATAATCTGAGCACCAGCAGGGAGTACAGCAATCTGATCGGTAGTTGCTGAGCCAAACGCAGCACCTGTATAGTCTTTTTTGAAGGTTTGAGAAACAACAGTAGGGCCAGTATTACGAATAGTACCAGCAGTTGTTCCAGTGGTGTTTTTTACAGTACCCAAGAGCCAAGGGCCAAGACGAGTAGCTAAAGGCATGATAATCTCCAATGCACTTACATAGCGCCATCTGTGCTAGCCCCCTAGGTGGGTTGACGCTACAAAAACCTAGACTTGTTTAGCATATTACATGTTTTAAGAGATTTTGCAAGTGCAAAAGAAAACCCGCCGAAGCGGGTTTCCAGTAATAGCTAAGCTATTGATTTTGCTTAAGAAGCCCCCGGCGATCCGAAGACACCCAGAGGATCACTTACGCCGAAAGAATACCGCTCGCGAGCCTTGTAACGAACGTTGCCAGTGTCAAAATCACCGTCCATAGAGTTCTCCAATGGAGAACGAACGAAATGCTTCAGACCATTTGGAACGTCGGTCATCAGGAACCAAGCGTTACTGTCAGTCAAGAAGTGGTTAACAGTATATCCACCAGGGATAGAACCGTTGTTCTTGATGGCATTAACATCGTTATCGGTAGTGCCAACACGCAGTTCGGTTTCCAACAAACGAGTTGCTACGAATTGCAGAGCAGGTGGGATAACAAGTTTTTTAGGTTTAGCTGCAATCAACAAACCACGCTCATCAGTCCAGCCAGCGATTTGGATAATCGCAGATTCCAATGAAGTTTCGTTCAAGTCAGCTGCGGTAGATTGAGTATTGCTGTTAGTGCCACCGTTCACCAGAGGGTGAGAAGTAGAGAACAGAGCAACACCGTCACCACCTTGGTAGGCTGAGTTGAAACCGTTGTTGATTACGTTAGCAGCTTTAACCTGCTTGGTGTAAGCCATAGCACGGGCCAATGCTTTGGTATAACGCGCAGACAGTGAGTCATACAAGTTATCTTCAATAGCTTCTTGAGTTAACGAGAAGCCCAAAGCGATAGTTTCGTGGTTATAGCGAGCTGTCCAAGCTTCTTGACCGTTGTCATACGCGATAGCAGAGCCCTCGTTTTTGACAGGTGCGGCTGAGAAGCCAGCCAGTTTTGTTTCTTCTTCGAAAGAACGCTCTGAGGTTTCTACTTCGTAGATCTCTTTATGTTCTTCACCATAACGAGCGTATTCCAGACCGAACAAGGCGTTCAAGCCAGGAAGCAACTCTTTTAATAGCTGTGCACGAGAAATAGCCATTATTAACTCCTATTAGGCGACATAGTATCTGTGAGCGCCAAAAGTGACTTTCGCATACACTTCTTGGGTTTGCACAAACAACAACGGGTTAGAGGATGAAATAGTGGCAGTTGATGCTACTACAGTCAGGGCTTGTGAAGTTGCTGAAGATACCGTAGCCGCAGTGGACACAGTAGAACCAGTAAACTGCAATTGGCCGTTGATGTTTTGGAAGACATCAGTACACACAGGAATAACCTGACCAACAGTCAAACCAGAAACAGTCAGAGTAGTTGTGCCAGTACCAGACACATAAGTAGCGCCGTAGGTGATTTGGGTCTCTGGAACCAGAGCCAAGACACGGAAGTTACCTGTTGAGGTAGATGCAGCAACAACACCACCAGCAGAGTTACCAGTAGCGGTAGAGCCCGTAGAGGTATTACCCGCCATGTTCTGACCTACCAACAAAGAAGAGGCAGAAGCAATAGTGGTAGTACCAGCTGCGGTGACAACAGCCGCTTTAAAGATTGTATCTGGATCGTCACAAATAACAGCAACAGCATCACCAGCCAAAGTAGACGCGGGCCAGTATTGGCTGAAACGTTTTTGTTTGGTTACTGGATCAGTGAAACTGCAGCCCAGGAAAACACCAACAGCTGCGTTACCAGTAATGGTATTAGCCAAAATATTGACGTAGCCACTGGACAGCTGTACGAAGTCGCCGTAGAAAATGCTGGTGCCATAGCCATAAGCAATAGGATAGCTACGAGTCGAGCCAGAGAAGACTTGACCACCAATCAAATTTACGGGCTTAAACCCATAAGGGCCTGAAACAACAGGATAAGCCATTTTTAACTCCTAAAGTTAACCTTTACCAAATGAAACCCTAGACTTACTTTCTTTAAACAGGGGCATTCTAGGATCGCTTTCACGCATTAAAGAATTGTCAACTGCAGCAGTCTGTTGCTCTGTCAGATTCGTGTAATAGGTGTTACGCTCGTCTACCATGCTTTCAGGACACTTGCACAATAACAATCCGCCGACTTCAATGTTGTCTTTAAAACGACTTGTTGGATCGACTAACAGTTGGAATTTTGGTTGTTCGGTAATCTTGACAGGCTCCCAGCCTTCTCTCAATTTGGAAGAGATGTTACGTGGGTCAGCATTGTTCATTGTTGCTACTCGAATCCATCTATAAGCGAAACCTGCCTGTTTGTCTGGCTCTGGAAGTAACTCAGGTGGGCGCCACTGTTTAGGACGCTCATTCATTACTCTGGTTTCTAGTTCGCGGGTTGTGCGTGTATTATCGGCCATGTGATCTCTCCAATTTTAAAACTTCTTTTGCGTATACTTCAGGGGACAATCCTAATTTTTTGGCAATTAGAACTTGCGTAGGTGACAGCTTGATCTTGTTAGATGCTGTGCTCCTAACGGCTGGAGCTACTACAGTTTTTGGTTTAGATTGTTTAGGCTCTTCAAAAAACTCGCTGAACCGCTTACGCATTGTTTTGTCCAGTGCGTCATAATACTCATCGGAACCCACTTCAACGCCGTTGTTTCTAAGCTTTTCGTGTAAGCCTAGGGCTGCTGCTGTCATCTCCTCATCCTGACCAAACCATTTATTGCGTTCTTGCCACGCTAATGCCTTGTCATCTGGTGTGGGAGCAGCTGCTTGCCGTGCCTGTTGCTGTGCGTACCCTTGTATATGTTGTACTACATTTTCATCAGTTTGTAAAGGGTTTGGTTTCAAACCTTTCGCTTTTAACAGCCTCAGATTAGCTAGCTGCATTGCATTTTGTGCTTCTACAACCGCATCTGGGTCACCTGCTTCATATGCTTCCTTATATACACGCTTCGCAGCTTCTACCTCGTACTGAGCAGCTTGGACTGCTGTAGAGATATATTCCTGTTCACCCGTGTTATAGACTGACTTAATGTGTTTGTTTTCTTCATACAGTTTCTTAGCAAGCTCAAAGGCTTCATGCTGCTCGCGCAAGGCTTGTTCTTTAGCTCTGCGTTCATCATGCCATACCTTCTTAAGCTGCTTCAGCTTCTGCTTTACGCCTTCATCGTAATTGTCCAGCTCATCTTTTTCCAGCTCATCAACAATGTGCGCTGGCATTGGCTCCCTGTTTCGATCTTCTGGGGGTGTATCGTCCTCAATAACAACTTCAAAGTTGTCATCAACCTCGTCGGGAAATTTGTACTCTTCTTTCTCAAAGGCCATCTTATTCTCCTATTTACGTGTAATTCCACGAGGGTCTTGCACAGTACCTTCCACCGAGTCATCGTTGATAAGCCTGAATTCTTTGCCGTGAATCAAGAGCCTAGAGCCTGAATTTGGGCGCACCAACACAAAGTCACCTTGTTTGCACCAAGGGCCGTTTGGAAAACGTTTCTCATCCATATAGCAGTCTGGGCCAAGTTCAACAACAAACAACACTGTGGTCAGGACTTCTTCATTACGCAGAGTTACATCTGCTTTGATAATCCCACTTTCATACTCCTTGTCAATGTCAGGGATAGCACAGAGGATGTGGTATCCGGTGGGTTTGGGTAGCATTCTTGCCTTTTCTGCATCCCCAATGGCCTCAACGCTGTCGCGTGAAGTATCGGGGTTTGAGCCGATATTTAACTTAGTCATACTATTTCCTATGTCGTGAACCGCACGATTGACGGTCGCTCCCCAGCGATAAAAGCCCCGTTAGGGGCGGGTAAACTTAATCATCATCACCAAAGTCGAGCCGCCTTTGCAGCTCTTCCGTGGACTCTTTAGCCGACAAGTATCCATTTAGCTTGCCGACCAGCATCTTATACTCATCAAATGAACTGATCCGATTGGAGCAAATAGCCGCTTTTATGTCGAATATCTGCTCATCAAATTGCCTAATCAATAGTTCTAGGGGGCTCATTTCTCACCCTCTTTTGGCTGTGTAGCCTGCCGACCTAAATCAGCTTGCTGTGCTTGATGAATCATACTATCTCTGGCTTGTTGCGCCTTGTGTTCGCGTTGTGCTTTGGACTCATTAGCGTTATGAGCTAGCTGCATGCTGTGCTTATCCATACCATGTTGATGCTGTGCATCTTGTGCCTGTTTGGCTTGAGTTAGCTCAGCCGCTTTAGTCAGGGCTGTTACCGCCAAATCAGCCTGTTTAACTTTAGTCTGATTAGTAATATCGGCAGCTTTAGATATGGCACCCAGTGACATCTCGGCAGCTTTAAGCTTGCCGTCAATAGCCATGCGACTTGCTTCAATACTCGCCTTGGTTTTGTTGGACAACACATCCCCATCACGCTTAGCCTGAATACTAGCTGCTGCAGAGGTAGATTCAACTTGAGCACGTATCATGGCTTGGCGCTCCAGAGAGGCTACACGCATGGCTTCCAGCTCGCGTTCTTGATCCAATTTCTTCTGAGCTAGCATAATATCAGCTTGGTCTTTAACCGCTTTGCGCTGTTGTTCTGACGCCTTAAGTTGTAGCTCTTGTTGTTGAAGCTGAACAATCGGGTCTTGCGCTTGCTGCTGCGCTTGGGCTTGTCGAACTTCCTGCGTGTTTTTAGCGAACAACTGTTGCGCTGCTTGAGCAATCAATGGGGACAACTCAGCTTCCAGCTCTGGTGGCATGTACAGCGGGTCATCGTTCTCATCTTTTTGTGGGGGCAGTGACATGCCTAACTGCATTTCAATCTGTTTGCGGTACTCAAACCCGACATGCTCATTGATATGAGCCATCATGGTGGCCTGCAATTGTTGTGCAGCGGGGTTATTCTGCATTAACTGCATGATTTTCGGGTCTTGCATAGCCAACATGTGGATCTGGATGTGGGCTACATGATCCTGCGATGGGAATGCCTTGACAGGTTTTTGCGTCAATATGTTCTGGTTTTCCGTTACTGGGTCACATGGACGCATATCTTCAGCCATCGGAATCAGCTTATGAGCGTCTTTCAAGCCTAAAACATCCAACATTTGTCTGTGTAACAGCGCCATATTGTAGATCTGTGGAGATCCTTGAGCCAGTTGAAGCACAGCTTGGTACTGAACAATCTTTTGCGCCATAGTAGATGCGTTAGGATCAGATACAGGTATAACATCAACCATTGAGTAGTCTGATCTACGCGCTCTCCTAGATCCAGAGCCCGGATCGTAGCTATAGTCTTCAGGAGCGTACTGAGCAATTGCTTTTTTCAGCAATTTCAGCTCTTTTTTCATTGAAAAGTGAATACGCGCCTGTACGGAGCTCATCACCTTTAGTGTTCGTTCTAAGATAGCGAGTGTAGTACCTACCGGAGCTTGAGCAGACATGTCAGATACTTGCAAATCTGCAGCATTAGCGAACCGTCGCCCCTCTTCAACGATGGTATTTAACAACTGATACAGTGTTTGGCTAGGCTCCTTGTAAGGAAGCGGCATTAAATTATCTTTAATAGTGCCTGATGGAACATCTACATCCCTAAATTCACCTGGAGCAATCGGTGTATCGTCGCCTTTTACTCGCAAACCACGAGACTTAAAGCCCCCTGGTAGATTAGATAGCGTGCCTGCGTCTACAAGCTGTCTGATAATAGATGTACCAGACTTAGCAAAAGCTCCAACCAGATGTATGAGGCCAAAGCAGTAAAAACCAAAGCCAGGGACATAGCCATAATGTACAAAATGCTGTCTTTTTGCATAGGTATTGTCACTTTGCTCCCAGTTTCTACGGATTCCGAGTACTTTTTGACTGCCTTTCTCAATAGTAACTACATAAGGCAGGGCAATCCCGGTCTTTTCCCCGTCTTCTTCATGCTCGTACCCAGGCAAATCCAGCTCAACATGCATCTCTAACAGCTTATATCTGTCATCTGAGGTGGCACTGAACCCCATACGTTCAGCTATTTTCTTCTCAACTTCATCTAGGTTGTTGTCAGGCTCGCCCAGATCTTCATCAATATAGAACCCAGCTACCTGTAGCCTGCGCAGTTCGTTCTTTGTCTTTCTCATCACATGTGTTACGCGAGGAGAAGTTTCTAAATTAGCCGCACCATAAGGCACAACTAGGTCTTCAGCGGGTACAAATATTGAGATTTGTCTATCTAATTGAGGATCAATATAGACCTTTTTAAAGGCATTGCCTGCCAATCCCAAACCCCACAGCATACGCTCGTGTTCAGGCCTAAATTCGCTCATCTCTTCCGTTAGCTGATAGTTCATGTCTTCTTGAACGCGCTCAGCCGCTTCTTTCTTCTCAGGTGTTTCCTTACCAATAATCTTCGTTTTGCACGGGCCCATCGCTGGGAACGTACTCATCATCGTTTCAGACTGAAAGTTAACCAGCGCTTCCGACATTAACGGATGGTATACGCCGCAGGCACCTTCCCAAGGCTCTGTCCGCTCTTCGATGGTCATGCCTAGTAGTTCAAGACCGTCTACGTAGGTTTTCAGCCAGTCTTTCCTAGATGTAACATCATCCTCATAATCAGACAACAACTCATCAGCCAACGCGGCTAAATCATTACTGTCCATAGCTTCAGCTAGATTAGCGTTAAACTCATCGTCTGACATAGCATCTGGATCAATCTCAATACTCAAGTCGCCAATGTTAATCGTGACAGACTCAGGGTCTTCAATCTCAATCTCAAGAGGCTCAGCATCCAAAGGAGCATTAAGAGCTTCAATACCTTCAGGGGCTTGATAAAGTGATTTTTCCATTGCCATTGTAGTTGACACCTGTTAGTAGTAGGAACGTTTGCGCTTATAATACATCTCTTCTTCCTCTTCATCTAATTTTGTACGTATAAACCCACCTTGACGGAACCTAGCTAACGCCTGAGATACCGTGTCCACAAGGTCATCGTGTGTTCCTGCGGGGAACGACGCAACATCATCTATAACCTCATCAGCCCACCGAGTCTCCGGTGCCCACACAAACCCACTAGCAAACAAATCTGCTACTGCATTCAGCCTACTAAACTTATCATTCCCTTTTGATGGAGTGAACTCCTGCACAGGCACCCCCATCGCTCTAAGCTCGTATATCAGCGGCGCACCTGATGCCCTCTTCTCAATAATCATACTGTCCGGTTGCCACTCATCATATGCATCCTTTGCCCATTGCTTGAGCTCTGGGAACTCCACACGTTTCTTAACAGCATCCAGTAATATGATGTTAGGTTGCTTAACACCACTGTCATTATCTTTATAAAAGACACCCCACACCGTCATCGCACTGTAGTCAGCACGATTATGCTTCTCGAACGCCGTATCCCATGATATGAGTGTGTAGTCTACGTAGGGCGGCTCATCGTGTTCCCATCGCTGCCACCACTCACGCTTAATTATTGCTCCCTCTTCAGAGGTCGGGTTCTGTTGATACTGTGCTTGCCAGAACCTATTATCAATTGCAACTTTAGTCTTGAGTAAGTCTTCGAGTTTCCAGAACTCAGGCCACAGAGGTTTACCACTAGGTAATATGGCTGGAAACTCAATCAGCTCCCACTGGTCACCGTCAGGGTTCTTTATGGAGTTCTCAATTAACCGCCCCACAAGATCTCGCTTATTCCAGCGAGTCATTACGATTATTATGGCTCCCCCAGGTTGCAGACGCTGACGAGGCCCCGTCATGTAGTAGTCGTACACATTATCGAACGGTTTGGGATCTAATCCCTTGCCCTCCTGCTCCGATATGGGGTCGTCAATTATCAGCAGATCTGCACCTTTACCAGCAACAGCGGCACCTACACCCATCGCCTGATATATACCATTTTTATCTGTGTTCCACCGTGCAGCGGCGGTCGAGTCTTTCCGTAACTGTGTGCCTGGATAAATTTCATGGTATATGTCTGAGTCAACCAAGTTCCGCACCTTCCGACCAAACTGTTCCGCCAAGTCTGCCGTATGTGAGAGCTGCATAACCTGCTTATGAGGATAAAGCCCAAGGAACCATGCAGGTAACAGGTAAGAAGCAAATTCTGACTTTGTGTGTCTAGGTGGCATGCAGATAGCTAGCCGCTTCAGTTCACCCTTCGCTACCCTCTCGAATGCAGTTGCCATGCGCCTGTGGTGCGCACCATGAATAAACTCTGGCCATACATGCTCAACAAAGTCTATAAAGTTAGTACGGGCTTTCTCCTTCTTGGCACGGGTCTCAAGCTCAGTAGCTATAGCGAGCAGTCGTAACTTTTCACTGGGCGTAGCCTTGGCAATAGCAGCCTGAAGCGCTTCGGGAGTGAAACTCATTCAAACTCCCCGTCAACTGCAGAAGAAGTGTCCAGAGCCTTGGTGTTAGTCTGGCGTTCAAGCACAGAGTGAATAAGTTTAGACAGATCTGCTTCCAGATCAACCGTTGTTCTCTGATTGATATTGATTTCAACTCGTTCGCTGAACAACCCGATGTCGGCAGTCTTAGCCAGATTTTCCAATGCCCTCATGCTGACTTTGGGATCGGGGTCTTCTGCGAGTTCGAAGAACTTATACATAACGTAATTCCGCATCTTGGCACTGGGGTCATCCAAAATGTAGTCATACTTTTTCAGCATGCGATCTAACGCAAGTGCGGCCCCAGGTGTTGTGGGTCTGATAGGTGCATCAGGGGCCTCGTAAAAGATCTTTGTAGCTTCTTGTTGATCTTCTTTGGTTATCTCAGGCAGTGGCTCGCCACATGCGGTTTGAAACTCTTCGGACGCACCGAACAGGTCCCGTGCTTTTCGCAGTTGAGCAAAGGCTATGTCACGCTGTGCTATATAGGCACAGGGTATCGCAAACTGGGGGTGATCCACGATTTTGTCTCGATGGTCTAATTGGTAAAAATTTTATAGCAAAATTTTTTGAGATGGGCAAGTTTTTTCGAGGTGGGGGTGTTTCGGAGGGTTATGTTTATATGTGGTTGGATGATTTAAGAAAAATTTACATAGTATAGGTGATTTGAAAAATGACGTGAGATAGAAGCTATTTTAGTATGTAGTAGCAATGCAGGGACGTTAACTGAAAAAACGGGGCTGCCCCTGCCCACCTCGCCCTCCCAGACAATCCAACAAAACTTCATACCGTATTAACATTGACATATAAACAGTCTGATGTATACTAAAGGCCTGGGATGAACCCAGATTACTTAATCATAATTGGAGAAACAAAATGAACACTCAAATCAAATCAATTAGCGCCGCAACTAAACAAATAGTCGTTACGTCATATTGCATTATGCAAGATGCCGGGATTGCTGAAGCATTCCTTAACCAATTTTGCGCCGACAATAAAGGCTATCAAATCCCACCGTTTAACATTAGCGCGAAGTCAAACCCAGAACAAAGCAAAGATGCTAAGGAATGGCAGGCTTTATTAATGAAGTCAATGAACAAGGCCAGCGCAAGCAACGCTCGTCTTGCTATCAATGAAGGCCTAATGCGCGGAGAATACATCGGCAAGAACAAATCCCGCACGACTAAAGCGGAGAATGAAAAGGACAAAGGCACGAAGTCTAGCGCCGACAAAGGCGCAAAGCCGGGAAAATCTGACGTAGACAAACTAAAGGGTTATGCCAAGCAAGTTCTGGAAAGCCCCGCACTAAAAGCGGCGGACTTCCCAACAATAACACGTGAAGAATGGGCGGCAATGTTACGTTGCTTGACTAAGATCAAAGCGTGAAACTTCATACACGTATTAACTTTGCCGCCAGGGACGGTGGCGCTATTCGAGGAAAAAGAAAATGAATACAATTTATAGAGTAATGATGGTCATATATGACCAACGTGGATCAAATTTGATCGAAGGCAAAGCGTATCCTACACTTGCCGAGGCTAACAAAGCGATTGAAGTACTAGACGAAGTCGCTAAGGAAAATAAATTTGATGTCAAGTATTTTATTCGACAGTACTGGACATAACCTCATACACGTATGAAGTTTACAAAGCCCCGCTAGTCGGGGCTTTTTTGTGCCCGTCGTTTTTGTCTAACATATTTTCGCGCTACTCAGTGGCTTCGCATACTGCGCCGAGCTTTTTGTGAACTGGATCACGGTTTGGGTTTTTCTGGTTTGTACTATATCTACTATGATGCTAGTTCCTATGCTGATGTTGAGCGATCATGCTATATGGATGATGTGCCGCGAGGTGGGGGGGAGCGTACTGGGGTTGCGGCCATTTGTAGGCGGATGCGTTTATATTAGTCGTGTTTATATTTTTTGAGGTGAAAGAAACAAACCCTTAACATAATTTTATAGTTTGGAAAATCGGGCTCAATATGATAATTTTTCGATACTGTTGTTTATTCCAATATAGCAGCTGTTGTGCAAGTGGTTTGTGTTTGTTGGTATGGGCAGATGCTCAGAGATGTAGACACAGCAAGGCTTAGCAGGTGTTATTATTATTATTATTATATTATATAAGAGAGAGAGATCCATATACGATTTTCCATTTTTACGTTAGGGCGCTTGGCCGCTGAGTTTTGCAGTTTTTTGTTAGAGTAAATCTTTTCGCTCTCTCAAAAAAAGCCTCATTTTTAGAAACATAATTAACTTTCGCCCACACACTGCCCACTACGCGCTCCCCAATGCGCCAAGCAAATACACAAACTATCAACAAACCAGCAACAAACCAGCAACAAACACGCAACCCCACAGTGTTTCGTTATGAAATTATATAATCATTTTCGTGCTATTTGGTTTTGTCTATAATTTAAAAAAAGATGCATTTTTTCTGAGTTGAAATGCCATATAAAACCACATAAATTTATCCCCTCTCTTTAAACATTCCCTACCAAGCCAAACCATTTCCCTAAAACCATCACACAAACCTTAAACCCACTTGACATAGCCTAAACAGTATGCTATACTATTATCACTTTCTGAGAGCCCCCCAGAAAGCTCGTGCCAATAGGCACTGCCCAAACTGCAAACTTCATACGGTATGAAGTTTGTGAAACTAACCCATAAAGAGGAAAAGAAAATGCCAACATTCAACAAAAAAGCAGAAATGTTCGAGTACAAAAAAATGCACGCTGGCAACAGCAACCCACTAACCAATCAATACGACTGGTTGAAAAGAGAGTATCAACGGCGGATAAACCTATACCCAGAACATGCACAGTTCTGGAAACCACTGCCCTATGCAGTGACGAGCTACCTTTTCGACTACTGGCCTGACATCGTTCGTCGTTGGGCTCCGCACGTATCAACAACAGACACAACACTAATTGCGTTCTTCCCAACAACACGGCACATCGAGCGCATGGTGCCTCAGAAAATGAAGTTGGGTCGTTTTCTCAAACAATACGTGCAGCCAATGGTGCAGTATTACGAGCCCGCACGTCTAGACGACGATAAGATCAGAGAGCTGGCGGCTCTGATGCAGCCGGGGCATCTGACGTTCCACGAAGACTGGCAAACCATGTTACAGGTGTCTAATTCACTGGAGAAGTCACAGAACATCGGTGCCTGTATGCGGTACGGCATCAATCACTGGGGCGAGCTGCCTGATGGTGGTGACTGCCACCCTTGGATGGTCTACGATCATAGTGACGTAGCTATGGTAGTGCTACGCGCTGAAGACGGTCAGCCCTTGGCTAGGGCTTTCTATAACAAAATAACAAGATCCTACAACAGGATCTTTGGACAGCATGAAAAGATGCGTCCGGCTCTTGAAGCCGCTGGCTTTGTTAACGATGGTCTTGAAGGCGCCAAGATAAAGAAAATCGCCTTCAGATCAGGCTGGTTGATGCCCTATATTGACCAGCGGTGCACCACTGACAGCCCACGTGGTGCCATGTACGTCGAAGAGTCAACCGACTCGGAGGGCAACCCATGCTGGGTATTGCGGAATGATGGTGATGACTTCTACGAGTGCAATAAACACGAGACGGTACGCCTTGGAGGACATATTTGCAAGTGTGAGATCTGTTCTGACTCTATTTATGACGAAGACGACGAGTACTATCTCGACGGTGAGGAGATTACCGTATGCGGGAGCTGCTATCGACATAATACGGTTCAGGCACACACCAGACATGGCTACTCAGATAGCTACTCTGAAGAATACGCACAGGCTAATTTCATATACATAAACGGTGAATATTATATCGATAGTATCGCTGCCGGCTGTGCCGGTTATCGCTGGTCGGATTATGCTGACGAATGGCTTAGCGAAGAGGATTGCATCTGGTGCGAGGATGAGGATGACTATATTCCATATGATGAAGTTGTTAGCGTTGATTATAAAGGCGACGAGCCGCCATACAAACGAGACTATGTATACGTCGGTTACACAGGCCAGGTCATTCCTTGGGATGACTACGAAGTAACCCCCGAAGACGATGCCGAAGCGGCATAACCAAACTTCATACGGTATGAAGTTTAACTAAATCAATCCAAACAGGAGAAAACATGAAACAACTTATCCAATCCCCTATCAGCACAGCGTTGCTTAAAATTCTGAAAACCAGACGACCAACCAACGACCCCAACGGCAACGTGCGGTTTATGCACTTCCTACTGCACAAGAATGGGATTAAAAACTGGCTCACCGATCCACATGGCAACACACACCTGACCATCTGCCATACCGATGGCTCACTACCTAAAACATGTTTCACATCCCACACCGACACGGTGGATAACAAACGTGGGGATAATATGATCGTTGTCGATCATCAGGGCATGGCGTCTGTGCTAGGTGGTGGTGTGCTGGGTGCCGATGACGGTGCGGGTATGTATATCATGCTTGAGATGATCCTTGAAGATGTGCCGGGGCATTATGTGTTCTTCAGTACCGAGGAGCAGGGACGTGTAGGCTCATCCAAATACAACATGCCTGAGCATGTGCAAGTCTGCGTATCGTTTGACCGCAAGGGCACTAAGGATCTGATTACGCACCAGATGGGTGAACGTGGGTGTAGTGATGCCTTCGCAGACAGCCTGATTGCCCAGCTAGCGCAGCATGGGCTGGACTACGAGAAAGATCCGACGGGTAGCTTCACAGATAGCTATAGTTTCTTCAGTACAGTGCCAGAGTGCATCAACTTGTCATGCGGTTACTACAACCAGCATACGAAACAGGAGTCGCTGGATACCGTGTTCTTAGAACACCTTATAGATGCCGTTGTGCTGCTAGATTGGGAGTCTCTGACCGTCGAGCGTGATCCGTCCAAGGCAGAGCTTGAGGATGACTGGGGCTGGGGCTGGCCTATGGGCGGGCATAAGTTTAAGTCTCATACACTTCGTGGCTACAACATGGAAGACTACGAAGATATTTTAGACGAGTCAGACACCCTGCTAGAGCTATGCACAGACTATCCTGACGTAGCAGCAGCGTTGCTGGATACCTATGCCATAACAGTACAAGACTTTAAAGACTTTGGAGGTGTGAGATGAGAGTTAAGACAGCCGGATTAACAGGCACAGCCCTTGATTGGGCAGTTGCTAGATGCGAACTCGGCCCGGAAGGCATACTAGAGATAGATGACCCTCATTTCTATTCGACTGACTGGGCACAAGGCGGCCCAATCATTGAGCGTGAAGAGATTGATATCTACTGTTACGAATCGCCAAAAACAGGATGTGGTTGGTGGCTTGCTGAAATAACAGGAACGAAAGTAAAAGTTAGAGGGAATAGCCCGCTCATCGCAGCCATGCGCTGCTACGTTGCCAGCAAACTGGGCGACGAGATTGAAATACCAGACGAGTTAATGTAAACCTAATACCGTATGAAGTTCGGGCATCGCAAGGTGCCCACCATAACCAAGGAGAACAGCATCATGAATACATATAGAGTTACGTGCACCGATCTGGCTGATAGTTTCACTATTAAGGCTTTCGATACAACACAAGCCATTACGGAAGCTAAACGTAAGCGGTACGGGTGCCCACTACCATTAACAATTAGGATAAAACCCAACGTAGTGCGCTTGTCCGGTACTAAAATCTATATTACTGTAGAAGAGTTGACTTAACATTAGTTTATGATAAACTATAGTTCCCTAACCAAAGGAGATAAACATGAATAAGACACCAACACAAACCCAGATACAGATGCGGTTTGACTATTGTGCATCAGGTAATCTGATTGATATTAAGACAGGCAAGACTGTCGGTGCATGGGACAAGCGCCTACAACAAGTTAGAGTGCGCGTCGGCACGGCTACCTACCCACTGGATAAGTTAATCTGGTGCTACCACAACGGAGAATTTCCGTCTGGTCGTGTATCACATATCAATGGTGATGCTAAGGATTGTATGATTGAGAACCTCGAGGTTAAAGATCATGTGCCTGGTGCTGTGCCTGGACGTGTACCGAAGTCAGGCATTAAAGGTGTACAGGTATTCGAAGAACTCGATGGGTCTGAAACATTCAAGGTGCTGGTCTACCACGGCGGTGCGGTGCACTATGGCGGGTACTTCAAAGATAAGGCAATGGCTATCCAGAAAGTAGAGGAGATGCGGTATCGGTTGGACTGTTTAGAGTTCAAGCGTAAGAACAAACTGGAGCACGCACTGTGGGACTTCGACAACGAAACCAGACGTGCTCAACCCGGAGATACGCTGTTGATACAGAACGACAGCATGGGGGTTACCGAACTGCAAGTACCGCGTAGCATAGATCAGATCCGTGTCTGGTTAGCAGGTGAACCACATATTGCAAACTTGAAATTGGTATAACACAACAAACCTCATACATGTATGAGGTTTAACCCAACCCTGTAAACAGGAGCTAGATATGAAAACAGAACGTATTAAACGTATGGTGATGGAGTTTATCGTCTACACAGCTGTCGTGCTGACAACCGCACATGTATTAGGTGACATTAAACCTAGCTATCAACCAACCAGAACGACGATACAAGGCGCGGCTGACGTTGTGTATGTGCAAGTGCCTGTACCACTTGAGGTAGGTATGGAGGGTAAGCAGTTTACATTCAACGTAAATTGCAGCATGAAAAACAACGCAGTACGCTGCGGACTTTAAACAGGAGTAACACAAATGAGCCAGGAAATTGTGGTCATAACATCTGGATGGGTAGTTATGGGGGACGTAATTGAGCATGATGACAGAATTATTATAACTGATGCATCGATTATTAGGGCATGGGGCACATCTGCTGGGTTAGGTGAGATAGCCTTACGTGGTCCAACCCAAAACACAATATTAGATCCCGCTGGTGTTGTCGAATGTTACAAAATTGCAATAATTATGCGCATAAGGTGCCAGTATGCCAGTAAAAGTTAATGGGTATGGGTATGGGTATGGG